CGGTCCGTGCGGGAGTGCGATACCCGCGAGAGTGCGCGATACCTGCGGGGGTGCGATACCCGCTGGACTGCGTGGCACCTGCGAAGGTGCGCGATACCTGCGAGGGTGCGTGGCACCTGTGGGAATGCGCGATATATGCGGGACTGCGCGGTACCTTCGGTTCCGAAAATGGGGCCCCGGATTCGAGCACGAGCCGCCGGTTGGCGGGCGTCGGGGGGCGGACGGGGGACCGATCGACCACCCCACCCCCACCACCCGCACCCACCCGCCCGCGTCCGGTGGTCTTATCCGCTGCACCCCAACACTTTACCGCCCGTCCGCCCGTCCGTCAATCCGTGTATCGATAAGTCCGCTTATCACTACCGCACCCCGTCCGGTCCGTTGGGACGGTGCGCCCGTGCGCCCGTGCGCATTGGGGAGAAACAATATAAATAGCGGGCCCGCTTGCCATTGTATCCCCGACGCCACCGGGCGGACCGGTCCGCGTCCGCGCGCCTCCGCGTATCCGCCTGGGGTGCCTGGACGTTGCGCCACCACCGGCACGGGGCACCCGGCACCCGCTGCGGTGCCTGGACGAGTGGACCGTCCACCCCACCCCACCACCCACCGGACGGTGCCGGACCGGTCCGGGTGGTGGTTTATGCCGGTGCAATCTTTTTTCTTGCGCGTAAACTATGTTTCCCCTATATTTCTTGTATAGCATCCACCACCACCCACCACCCACCACCCGGAGGATTTACCAATGACACACCACCTTATCACCCAATACGCAGTCCGGGACGCCCACGGACGTTTCACCGGGCGCTACCGATTCCGTTTCTCCCCTATCCGGCGCACCCCGTGCACCCGCCCGGTGCCGGACCGGGTGCCGGTTATTGCCGGGTGCGTTGTGTTTCAGATATTGCTTGTATTGTTCGCCGCGTATATGGCGTCCGCGTCCTAGCATCCACCACCACCACCCCACCCGGTGCAATCGGCACCGGGTGGGTTTTTTTTACTCGATACCCGGAGGGTATGCACTATGACCACCACCACCGACACCGGCACCACCTACCGCGCATATATGGCGGAGGTGTCCGGTCACGTATCCGCCCTATTAGGCGGTGCAATGCATGTATCGGACATGGCGGACTATCTGTATCGGGACGCCTTTGACGACGGGGTGCCCGCCCGCGATTGCGCGATTGACGCCATAGAAGCGGATGACCTAGCAAGCGGATTATACGCGGAATTACAACGGGCAACGGACACAACGGACACACCGGGCAACGGCGCAACGGACACAACGGAACAACGGGACACCGAAAAAGAGAGCTCTCTTGTGGACCGGTCTTTGTCGGATGTCCTAAATGAGCACCGTCCTAGTGTCCGCAATTTTGCGGGCAATTTGTCCGCACCGGATGAGTATATAACGGACGGACGGATACTACTTTTAACCGAACATATCCGCACCGCCGGACGGGTAAAGAAATACCGGGACCGGACACCGGGACAAAGTAATTGTGCCAATGTACATGGACGGATACACCGGTCTATAGAATACAAGGCAATAAAACAGGTTATACCCGATTTTAGTGATTTTGTGCCCGCGTCCTATTTTGGGTGCGCCACCCGTCCAGGCGGTACGTCGCTAGTCTTTAAGGTGGGCGATACCCGGCAATATCTTTGCCTGGACGCGGACCTATTCGCCATTGTCGCGGATGTATACGCACCGGCACCGGTGCCGGAGGTATTAGTGCACCCGGCGCACCCCACCACCGGACCGGCGGTATATTTGCCCTATTGGTACCGCGTCGCCGTCCCAAGAGACCGGCGCAAAATATACGGTCTGATTATGCCGGTCCGCCACCGTATAGAGCACCCGCAATTGAGTAACTAAGCACCACCCGCCCGCCCGGTGCGCACCACCGCACCGGGCGGGTGTTTTGCGTTCTAACCACTAGCATCCACCACCACCACCCGGAGGTAATTATGTCTGCACCATCTACCCGCAAAATTTGGACGGACGGGACCGTCCAGGCGATTATGTCGAATATCCGCACCCCGTCCGCTAATCAAAAGACCGGCGACATGGCGCAAGTGACTATCATAGACGCCAACAAAAAACCCACCCAGGCGATAAAAGACCGGACGGATCATACCTATTGCGGTGATTGCCCGCTTAGATCCGGCAAGGGGTGTTACGTCAATCCGGTGCCCTACAATAGCGTTTATAAGGCGGTGGACGGTGCGCCGGTGTCGGATGTGCCGGTGCTCAACAAACCGGTGCGGTATGGTGCCTATGGTGATCCGGCATATATACCGCTCGAGCGCCTGGACGCCTGGACGGACCGTATACCCGCCCACACCGGATACACCCACCAGTGGCACCGGATAGACGCGGACTATCGCCGGTTTTTTATGGCGTCAATTGATGGGATATCGGACCGCACCCGCGAACAAGCTAAAGACTTAGGCTATCGCACCTTTCGCATTTTAAAACCGGGTGAAACTACCGCACCCGGCGAAATCATTTGCCCGAACTACACCACCGGCATCCAATGCCGGGACTGCAAATTGTGCGCGGGCACCGCGTCCGGCGCTAAGGATATCGCTATTCCGGTCCACGGTCCAAAAAACAAGGTTAAAGCTTTTAGCTAGTAGCACCACCCACCCGCCCGCCTAGCTAGTCCAGGCGGGCGGGTATTGCGTTCTATTGCCCATAGCATCCACCACCACCCGGAGGTAATACCAATGACTAGACGCCAATACATACGCCGATATATGGACCGATTGCCGGATCACATCCGCACCCGCATAGAACGGGACCGGGTAGAGTATCGCCGGTTTATGCGATATATGACGGGCAAATATATGAACTACCGGGCGGACATTATGCGATAGTGTCCGGCGGGCACCGGCACCCGGCGCACCCCTACGGCGCCGGGTGCCGGTTTTTTTGTTCTACTGGTCATCCGGTCCCGGCACCGATCCGGGCCGATACACGGCGCAACGGTGCAACGGGCGGATCGGAACAACGGGGCAACGGAACAACGGGGCAACGGGGCAACGGGCACAACGGAAAATCGGCTAAATCGGAGAATCCAAATAGCGGCCCGCGCAAAATATCGGACAACGGGCACAACGGAAAATCGGAAAAATCGGTTGACCGGACGCGTAAACATAGTTAACTTGACTTTTGCATCCATCACCACCCACCAAAGGAGGTATTTCTTTTGCGGATTCCACGACACAACGGGCAACGGACGTAATGGGCGCAACGGAATTTGTGACCATGTACGGCAACGCGTCCAAGCAATCGGCTGGAGAAGCGTTTGCCGACGCCCAGGAGCAAGCGCGGTATGCTTACGGGCACAACGGATACACCGGGACGATTGCCGAGGTGTCCGCCTACAAGCGTTTCCCGGCAGACATCGACATCGACCAGATCATTGACGATCCCCGTTCGGGGGTGGACCGCGATACGTGCGGCTACTTCATCGATCCGGACAACGGTGCGTACGTATTTTTCGGCATAGCAAGGGAATAAAGGAGACTATCATGGAAGCGATCAAAGTTCACATCACCCCATGCGAAGAAGAGGATGGCGTTCTGCATCCGCTCTACCAGAAGTACGAACAAGAAATCGAAGGGCAACCGGCGTACGTCGAACTGGATGTCCGCACGGGCAGTCTATACGCCGATTGGGATGCGGAGGTAGGCAATGGCGTACCCGCCGATGTCTGGCATGGGTTGCGCCGTCGCTACGGGATAATCAACATCCTCACAACGGAAGAAATCAATACTCTGCTGACCGAACTCGCCCCCATCGCGCAACGCATCGTGGACGGCACCGACATCCAGAGTGACGGACTACAGGACCGGCCCGTGTTATCCGAACAGGCACAAGCGGCGGAAGAGGCATTGACTGAGGAGTGTGATGGCGTCCAGACTCAATCTAACGGCGTAGTCGATGCGGACGAATGGTTCGGCCCGCAAGAGGATGCCCATGTCCACATAGTGCCCGCCAAGGTCACGGCAGAGAGCACCGACGAACAACTGTCTGCCCTGGTCGAAGAGGCGCAGTTGGATGGTCGCACCGACGGGTGGACGATCACGGGTTTGGGCGAGTACTTCGAGGAACGGCGCGACTATCTGCGCGAATTAGAGGAGGACGCATAATGTCTACCACGGTAAATGTCTGCAATGACGACGGTGTTATTTTCGGTACTATAGACGTAACGCAGTCGCTGGACGCACTGCGTGGGTTGGCCGAAAACAATGGTCGTGCTTGGTTGGTCTTTGGCGACGGCACCAATCTGGTTGTCACACCATTTGACTCTGACGGGGAGGAATAGTGCAGCCGATCCAGATCACGTACCTGCGGTCTATGATGGGGATCGGCAAGATTGAATTCGGCAGTCAGATGGGGGTCAGTCGTCAGACGGTGCGCCTGTGGGAAGAAGGCGAACGCACCCCCTCGAAGACCGCAGTCATCCTCATGCAATTACTAGCATCCATCAACCACATCGACATACCCGCACCAGACGAAATCATGGAGGTGGAAGAATGAGTAGCGCAACGGCAGTATCCCAATATCGGACCATCGCACCCGTCGATCCGGCGGAGTCTTTCCTGGCCGGTCAACTATCGCCCGCCACGCAACGTGCCTACCGGGCGGACCTCCTGGCCTTCTTCGGCGTTACGGATCTGTCCTGGGTGGGTTCGGACCGCATCCTATCCGTCACACCGGACGAGGTCGTCCAGTGGCGCAACGAACTCCATGCGGCGGGCAAGGCCCGGTCTACCATCAACCGCAAGCTAGCGGCAGTCCGCGCCTTCTACGCCCACCTTATCGGCCTGGGTATCGTAGAGCGCAACCCGGCGGACCCGGCCCTGGTCAAGTCCTTCAAGGAGGACCGGCGTGTCGGCGGCAAGAGTATGGCAACGGACGATCTGCATCGTCTGCTGGCCGAGGTCAGCACCACGCCAGACGCCCTGCAACGGGCCAGGGACCGCGCCTTGATACTGGTACTGGTCTACTGCGGTCTGCGCCGATCTGAGGCGGCGGGAATGCATTGGGAACATCTGCGCCGGGACGGCATCCACACCGTCATCGATCTGGTGGAGACCAAGGCGGGCGTGGAACAGGATGTCAAGGTAGTGGATGCGGTGCTGGATGCCTTGGGTGCCTACCGCGACGCACTGACGGTGCGGGGCCGCGACGCAACGGGTCCGGTCTTCATATCGCTGGCGAACGGAACTGCTGGCAACGGGTTGACTCCGCAATCGGTGCGTCTGATCGTCCGGCGGTATGCGGATCGGTTGGGTATCGATGACGTGTCGGCGCATACCCTGCGCCATACCTGCTGCACCCTGGCTATTGAAGGGGGTGCCCGTCCCGAACAGGTGCAGAACCATCTGCGCCACGCGGATGTGAAGACGACCTTGGGTTACTTCGAGAACCGCGAACGGTTGACGGACAACGCGGCGGACTACATCGACTTAGCGGATAACAGGTAGTCTCCGTATATTAAGAGTCCTCGCTACACCTACCTCCGGGTATGTGTGGTGATGGATGCTAGGGTCAGGGGGGTGGTGCCCCCTGGCCCACTTTTTTTGCGGAAACGAAAAATAGTATGAATAAAAACCGGGTTGCCGGGACGTATATATAGTAGTAGGCCTAGTACGACCAGATCCAGGGACGCGGGACGTGGAAGTCATCCTCTGGTTGGATGTCGTCTAGATGGATGAACCTCTTCTCCCCTGCTTGCTGCACCCCGATCCCGGTAAACCCCGCTTCAAGCGCCAACGCCAGCACCCGCACCGCTTCTGCCCCTCGCACCGCCAGATCCACTGCCCGCCCCGTCGAATGCGCTCCGGCCCGCCCATGCTTCTCGATCTTCTCCGCCTCGATGCTGTGCGTAATGTCGCGGTATCCGCTGGATATCGTGAGTCCCTTGCCGTAGGCGGTCCGCACTTCTTGTAGTCGATCCATCGTATCTTCGCACATTCCGTTGATGCCGCTTTCCTTACATACGAGCTCCCGATAGCTGAAGTTGGGCCAGCGGTTGCGCGGCCAATCGTCCTCGTTCCAACGTGCCATGGTCGATTCTCCCGTGTCTGCTTAATTAAATTAATCTTGTGTGGTGCCCACCTGTTCAGTATATTAATCCTCACGCTACAAACCAAGAATATACGCGAGAGCATCACGCAATGACGGGGAAACGGGAAAAAAAGTGTGTCGTGCATGGGAAAACCCCACTTTTGGGGTTGCATTGCACGAAAGGTTCGCCGTATATTGCCTGTCCACGCTGGGGTTAAACAAACTTGTAGCAGGGATCGATGCTCAATGCAGAAACTCAAACGGGAGAATAGCGCACTCGATTTAATGGTGCGCTTGCGCCAAATCGTAACCAACAGCAACCAGACTCAGAAGGCATTATCGGAGCAAATTGGCCGCGACCTAAAAACGGTGCAACGATTCCTGGCGGGCGAGACCCATATGGATGCGTTACAGATGCTGTACGAAATATGTGCCGCCTGTGACACGCCCACGCATGTGGTATTCGACCCCTCCATCGACATTCCCACCGGCGAGTATACCGGCATACGGAGCATTGACCGGATGGTCAACCGGATCTACTCCGATCACTCCCCTACCGGCCTGGAAGGTCTACGAAAATACGTTCACGACGAGTATCGGGTGCTCTGCGATGCCTACGGGAGTTCAGAAAGCCAGCATGGACAGCGGTTAAAAGAGGAATACAAGAGAAAGTATGGTCGTACCCTCGTGGAGGTTGATCGTATCCACTTCAGCACGAACGAACTGTGGGACGAGGGCGATAACGAGAAACCCGAACCTAATGGAAAATTGCAGGGGTTAACATATGACGACGAGTACGAAATCAATACAATAGCAGCGCGTGAGACCCATACCCACAAGGCGATGAAACTAATCGATGCAAGCATCATACACGATATGGTCATCGTGGAGTATCTGGTACGAGAGTACGACATCACCGATAGGGACCGGGGCGTAGAACGCAAATTGATGGATACGTTGGTATTAAACCGGCCCATCTGGCGATACCGGGAAAACGCCCGGACCGCACCCAAAATCATCCGGCGGCACTGGCGGCAGTTAAAAGACATCGAATCGCGGGAGACCCGATTCGCCACCGATTACGAGGATTACACGTCCCGCAAAGATCCCAATTGGAATATTGTGAGTGTTTAGTGTAATGTAGTAGTAGCAAAAAACCCGCGCAGAGGTTGCAGCCTCCACGCGGGCAAGTCCAAAACCACCCAAACCGTCGAAGGAAAGGAGGATTTTGTGTTCTCCAATATACGCCTCAGTTGCGCGTACGCGCAACACGTATCTGCTAGACCCCCCCCGATAGTCAGGACATCGTCGTTACACGCGGAGCACCGCTATGCGTGTAACTGACCGCATTGTCACTGTGCTCACCGTGCTTTCCGCCGGGTATCTGCTCATACGCATACTACCCCCACTCATAGCAATCTGGAGCCAATAACATGAAGTTTGAGCCCCCCGAACGTCGCGGCGACTTCACGCCGCATCCCGCCGGTAACCACACCGGCACCATTACCGAAATCAAAGACTACGGAATGATGGAGTCCCTGTATAAGGACCGCCATGGGAATACCAAGGAAGTCCACCGCATTGGTATCGTCATCACCTCCGATACCGCCACCATGGATGGTGGCGAACCGTTCAGCCACCAAGAATTCTGCAACATATCCTTCGCTCCGGGGTCTCGCCTCACCGAACTCCGCAATATGCTCCGCGACGTAGATATGACCAATGACGAACTCAACGAGGCATTTGACTCTGAGGTGGAGTTCGAGGGCCGCAAGGTCAAGTACAAGATCCGCCACGAACTCAACGACAAGACGGGCAAGACCCGCGCCACCATCCGCGATTGGGAATATGCGGACGGCGAGGCACCGGATCTGGCGAACGTCAAGTCCGACGCCAAGGAACAGGTCAAGGCCGCGTTCGATGGAGAAGACGATGACCTCCCTTTCTGACGTTCAAATTCAGGTAAAAGCCGACGCGGAATCGGCGCTGGCAGAAATCATCGCAGATCGAACGCTTACCCGTCCGCACGAATTGGCGAGTAACATGAGCAAGCGGGAGTTCTTCGCAGCGCAAGCAATTGCCGGACTAATGAAGGAACCAGGGACGGAATTTTTCGGTTCTTCCTTTCCGGCCAAACGTGCGGTGGATATAGCAGACGCACTCATCGAGGCATTGAATGAGACAGATACTCCAGATCAGTGCCGAACTGCCGACGCTGAATGACACGGTACGGGAGACCAAGAAGCACTGGTCCCGCTACGCGTCATTGAAGAAGACCGCTACGGAGCTCGTCGCCTGGAATTGCAAGGCGCAGAGACTACAGCCAATCGAAGACCGGGTCACACTGGTCTTCGATTGGCCCCACTCCCGCAAAGACCCGGACAACCAATCGTTCGGGGCCAAAATGATACTGGACGGATTGGTCAAGGCCGGGGTGCTGCCGGACGATTCGCGCAAGTGGATCGCGGAAATCAAGCACGTCTTTCGGCGCGACAACAAAATCGATCAGATGGTAATCGTGGAGATCGCAAGTGATAAACATACGAATAGAAGCACTGACGAAGGAAGAAGCGAACCAGAAGCGTGAGCGATACTTCGACAATTACCCCACGCCTGGATACGGAACGTCCATAAAAGAGCCCGAGCAGACCGAGGATGGCACATGGATATGCACCGGCTGGCGCGGCGAAACGTGCGACTAAGTTCACTAGGTCAGAGGTTCAATCTTATGGCAATACAACGTAGAAAGTCTTCGGGGCTCAGAGGCCCGAACCCCGAACAATCCAAGGCATGTCGAGAAAGGTGGGCCGACCCAGAATGGCGGGCCAAGACTACAGAAGCTGTTCGTGCTGGCATGAAACGGCGCACGGAACGTGGAGAAACCTTGGCTGAAGCCGCCAGCCGTCTAAAGGTTTGGGACGATGACCAATTTGAAACAAAAGAAGAGGCGGGTCGATACGTCCGCAAAATGGTGGATGGAATGTCCGAGGTGGAATTAAATGCTCTCAGTCAGAAGGGTAGAATTTAGTCGATGCAATACTTTGGCAAAGGAGACTGACAATGACAGACGTGCCTCATAGCGTAGAGGACTTTGAGCACTACTACGATGCGATGGACTACCATCTGGACAAACTGGATGTCGAGGAAATCGGATCACATGACCAACCCGATGTAGATATCGAGACCATCCAAGGCGAGGGACGCGCTGAAGATCACCTTCGCAAGTTGGCGGAGTTCCGCGACGAGTTGTGGAAGGTCTTATGCCACTTCGAGGCGGAATTAGGCAAGATCGAAGCGTGGCGCGAGAAGCAAGACCAGAGGATACACCGTCGTATCGCGTGGCACGAACGATGCCTCTCAGCATGGTTTGTGCAGACCGGCGCCAAGTCCGCAGACCTTATCAATGGCACCGTCCGCAACAAACCAGGCCGCGAACGCGTGGACATCACCGACGCGTCCGCGATCCCGCACGAGTACCTCCGCGAGAAGGTCACCTACGACCCGGACAAGAAGCGCATCCTCGCGGCGTTAAAGGAGACCGGCGAAATCGTACCGGGCACCGAGGTGGTGCGCGGCGAGGACGAGGTAGTCATCGACACACCCAAACCGGTGGCACCATGACCGGTCTCTCGTCCCTCCTGGCGGACGTAACAGAGCAAGCCAGACCCACTAAGCCGCCATTGCCCGAACGCGGCATAGAGCGCATACAGGCGCAGTGGGAAGACCTCACGGACCGCCCCTTCGACTTCGCGGCGATACAGAAGTTGCTCAACGTCGCTAAGAGCAGTGGCGGGGGTGCTCAGACGGTCTCTGCCGTATTCGATGAGGTCTATCTGACCGGCGAGGTCGAAGGCGATCTGGTTGCCTACGTCGAGACCAAACTGCGCGGACGACTCGCCGTCGTGTCCTCCCAACCGGAGGGCATCCGGCGCGGACACACCGTCACCTACAATGAACCGGCCCCCGAACCTACCGATCCAGACGAGGTGCTGTTTCAATCCTTCTGCCACTTGATCCGGTTCAGTCTCATCCTCGGCGTCAAAAGCACTCGTCGGATCGGTGGCATGATCGAGGTGCCCCTATCCACCGTCAACTTCAAGGACGGGACCATGTATATCGGAGAAACGGATGCAAGGACTTTCTATACCCAAGCCTACGCTGGAACGAGCGGCGAGGGTCTACAAGACACAAGCACAAATAGCGAAAGCACTAGGGGTGTCCACGCCGACGATATCCAAGCTGATGCGGCGATATAACCTCACACTCTCCCATAAGAAAAAATAGGATTGTGGTCCGGGGACCGCGAGAAAGGGGAGCTCGCAGCCTGGGTTGCATGGATAGTCCATGCGTGGGGAGACCTGGGTGCCCCGGACCACACTACCACTACCATGAGTGATCACGCACAACGGATACTGGAACACATACTAGAAGTCGTAGAGACCACCGGCGCTACCCCGACGCACAAAGACATCATGCGCTACATGGGGTTCGCATCGGACAACACGGTACGGCACCACCTCCGCAAGCTAGCAGAGGCGGGCCACATCAGTCCCGACACACATCGCATCACCCTAGGGCCGCGCTACGCGGTGACCGTCCATGACGTGGCTACTGAGTAAGCGGCG